GAAACCACTTACGGTCAGGCACGTATCCTGGCAGACTTCGATCGGTGGGCACAAGACAACCACCTGCCTCCCATATCACACAGAATCAAGCGTATCGATAACAAAGATAACAAGAACTTACGCATCGAGAGGACTGAGACCATCATCGAGACAGCCAAAGTGCTCTTTCCGGAGGGACAGGATACACCCACTCTCGTCAGTCAGTTCCTCACCTATCCTGATGGCTATATCGATGGCTGTGATGCCCTGGCAGGCTGTCTGGAACGGTTCTCCGAATACGATATCGGCAGAAACAGGGTCAAGGTCCGGAGATTTTCCTTCTGATGAATTACTACGATCAGCTCATGCTTGAATACTACCGGGTCTTGAACAATGCCTGGAAGACAGAAATTAGAGATGCGACCCGGCTTGCCATCCAGATGCTGAGTGATATGCCCAGAGCCGAGAAGCTCAACAAGGACTCAATAGATAAGCTTATAGGCATCATCAATACCCAGTTGGGAGTTGACTTCGCAGCCCTGGTCAATGAGCCCACTAAAGCCATAATAGACCGCTGTGTGCGGCTCGGACTCAAGGATGTCCAAGTGCAAGCCCCAACCAAGACCAGCATCGGGCTCTGGGGCATCGAAGATCAACATCTCTCCTCCACCATCCAGAAACAGCAGTTGTTCTGGATCGGAAATCACTTTGAAGCCGATATCCGGCAGAACTTCGCAGATACCCTCTCCAAAGCCATCGAGCAAGGCTATACCAAAGAGATGCTTGCGGATACTCTCAAAGACCAGTTCAATGACATTGCCAATCGATCAGCCCATTACTGGCAGGGACTGGCAGAGCACACCGCTCTTAGAGTCAGAGAGTTCGGAAGGTTGCAAGGCTACAAAAAAGCCAAAGCCAGATACTACAGGCTCGTGGTGATCCTGGATGACCGTACCAGTGACATCTGCCGGGCACTGGCTGCCCAGGATAAGGTATATCCACTAAACGATGCTCAGGAAGTGATGGATAATCTCATGGCTCTGGATACTAAGTCTAACAGCTTGGATGATGCCAGAGACTACATAAAAGCCCTTGCCCCCTGGATCAAGGATGATCAGATTGAATACGACTCAGAGATGAATCCAGTCGGTGTCTCCGGAGCACATACTCCGTTTCCTCCGTTTCATTGGAAGTGTAGGACGACTACAACTATCACTTAATTGTCTGTCAGAAAGGCAACGGATCATCATCCTCCGTCGTAGTTTTGGCTGTATCAGATAAGACATCTTCGATTTTATTAATGAACTCGATAATACTACAGATAGTATCGACTATAAACATACTCTCAATCTTGTTCAGTAGGGGATTAGGGTGCGCAGCACTCTCATTATTCCTAACATAATTGAAATCATCAAACAATTTTACAATACTACCAATGATTTTACTCGACATATTGGATTCTAATAACTCATGATCATGCAACCACTTATTATACAATCCAAATAATGTGTTTAGAGTGTTATTGCTTGAATATTTTATCCCATGCTTATCGCAGAGCTTTCTTCCGTAGTTAACCAGATAATTGTGTAGTCGATCTAGGGTTAACTCAGGTTTATTATTCTCTATGTTGTGTTTGATGTCCGCTATTATAGTATCCAGACTTTCATCAGCATCAATTGAGCGTAAAGCACTGATGTTTTTTACCAACATCATACCAGATAACTTATTGTTGATTAGAACACACTCATCGTACAATGAAAGATCAGACTCAGATTTTTCTTGTGTTGCATCAACCCATATCTTTAGAAGCTCTCGATTAACTATGGTAATCTGCTTGTCATCAGCTTTTTCCCAAAAAGCCCTTAGGAGATTTGCTTTGGACAATGAATTATCTGCAATTGATCCATCATAAATGTCTATATCAACCGTAGAGATAAAAAAGTCTCGAAATGTTCTATTACTGAACCAAAGAACATACCCGCCTCCCATATCAAAGAGTTTTTCGAATTTCAGTCTGTCGGCATATTTGAATGAAGACATAATCAGTTTAAATGCTCTTCAAAAGAATCATAACTATTGGCTATACAGAAAGTAACTGCACTTCCTAGGGCTTCAAAATGCTTCTTGCCACAATCAATCTTTGCCTTTTCCGAGGGTCGAAGAGCATCTAGGAACGTATCTCCTTTTGTTTCTACCACAAAGAACAATCGCAATCTCGTTTCATTCTCAACCAATACAGCCCAGTCTGGGTTATATGTTCCCAAGGGAGTGGGCACCATAAACCAAGAGGGTAGTTTGGCAAATACCTTTACAGCCTCATTCTGCTCCAGCCTCTCTGCAAATGGTTTTTCTACGGTTGAAGAGTCATAAACGATATATTCATAAGGTGTTTTCTGAGATGCGAGCATGTTTTTTGATACATAGCCAAAGAGCTCCTCATTCTCAAACAACTCCTGAGCATAGTAGCAGTCATCTCCAATACGCTGATACTTGATACCATCAACCAGTGCCAGCCTCTTAGTCTTATTAATGGCTTCGACAGCATATTCAATGAACTTCTGGGGATTTCGTTTGAAATCTATCAATCTATCGCAATCAAGTAGAATTCTGGATATGCTTTTCCTAGTTAAACTCGTTTTATCCTGCAAGTCAGATAAAATGTCAGGTAAGGCTATAACACCCTCTTCGATGGCTTCTGGTGCTGATGTGGTTGTTAATACTGCACCCACACCTCCTTTATCAATCTCGATATTGGCTTTTTCCCAGCTTAATCTTGATCTCGCAATAGGGGGCATGGTCTTCACGGCCTCGATGCAGTCTGTAATGAGTTTTGAATTGTCAAAATGAACTCTGTAGGTAGTTTTATGTTTTATCTTATCCCAGAGTTCTTTGAACTCCGGACTGTATAACACTTCCTTCCTAACCCTGATCACATTCCTTTCATCAGCATTCTTAACATCAAGTTTACCGGCTAGCTTACGTAAGATTTCTTTAACCTGCAGTTCTTGATCTTTGAACTCATTAGGAAGCTCAAACGATCCATCCTTCAAAGCTGTGCGCAATTTATCCTGAACTTTGCCTTTATGATCTATGTAGCAGTTTTCTTTTAGGTAGGACCAAACACTTTCAGAATTTGTAACTCCGAAAGGAGTAGGATTGCCGGAAGTATCAATAATGTGGAGTGCGGCAAACTGGTGTTTTTCCACTATCCCAAAGCGTATACCTGTGTCTTGTTCGATTTCTTTCTGGAGATTCTCTGCAAATGATTCATATCCCTCATTAGCAATCACTGTGAGCGTGTTTACATCGAATCCTCTAACTCGTTCTCCTTCCTGATTTACACATAAGCGTAATCCTCTGCCGATTGTTTGTCTTCTTTGTAGCTCTGAGCCCATTTCTCTCAAAGCACATATTTGGAATACATTGGGATTGTCCCATCCTTCCCGCAGTGCGGAGTGAGAGAAAATGAACTTCAGTTTGGTATCAAAGCCTAGCAGCTTCTCTTTTTCTTTCATTATCAGGTTATATGCTCGTTCTGCATTATCTCTATTTGTCTGATTGTTTTCCTCTGTATCTGTCCAGCCACCCTTTTTATCTATGGAGAAATAGCCATTATGGACTTCCTCTGCCAGGCTTTCAATGTCTACATCCTTAAAGATTGTGTTATACTCCCCTCTTTTAATCAGCCTCGAATACTCATCTTCAAAGATTTGAGCATACTCGCCCTTGATAGATCTGCCATCGCTATCGTAGCTACGATATTTTTCAACCTTGTCAATGAAGAACAGACTCAGGACTTTTATACCTTTACCCTCATTCCTGAACCTGAGTTCTTTATCCAAGTGCTCTTTGATCGTTCGTCTGATCATCAATCTTACCAAAGAGTCGTCATCTACTCCGCCATAGCTTTCTCCTGGTCTCAGGTTTTTATCTATACCTGGGAATCTGATCTCGACAAACTCTGATCCTTTACGGCAATTGATTTCACCTATGGAGCAGTTCTCGTAAATGTTCCTCCCTGTAACCATCATTAGGTTATCGCCATCCTGAACCAGAATCTCTTTGCGGATAACGTGTTGTCCCTGTTGAGCATCTAATTCCACCTTGGCTTGAATCACATTGCGCTTGTTTGATACGGAAAGAACTCTGATATATGGCTTGTTATGGTCTCCAACTATCTTGGCAGATGCCACCTCGATCTGCTTGACCAGCTTCTGCTCATAAGCATCCACAGCATCCAAGCGATATACCATATGGTGTTTCTCAACATGGGTAGCAGAATATCTTAAGGTGCAGAGGGGGTTCATTGCGGCGAGAGCTTCTTTACCCCTACCCTCTAAGCCACCGTCAACGCTTTGGGGCTCATCGACGATTATTATCGGTTTAGTTTGTTTGATAAGGTCAATCGGCTTTTCGCCATTGATCTTCTCTGTTTCCTTGTATAGATTGTTGACGTCCTTTTTATTTATCGCCCCAACAGTAACCACCATTATTTGTATTGAACTGCTGGTGGCGAAGTTCCGCACCTGTCCAAGTTTGCCGGAATCATAGAGGAAATACTCATAAGGCTCATTTGCGTATAAAGATCGTAAATGCTCCTGAGTAATCTGTAGGGACTTATACACACCTTCTTTGATGGCAATTGACGGCACTACAATCACGAACTTGTTGAATCCAAAGCGCTTGTTAAGTTCCAGAATTGTCCTTAGGTACACATAGGTTTTCCCCGTGCCGGTTTCCATTTCCACCGTGAAGTTCATAGATCGGATATCATCATCAGGTCTTAAACCATTGCGAAGTTGAACATCTCTCAAATTCGCCAGTAGTTCTTCTTCTAAAAGTGCAAGCTTGTTGCCTATACCTATGGCTTCAGACGAAAGCAGGTAGTCAGTCTGATCTTCTGTTGGCATCGTCACAGTAAAGACAGATCTACAGCTCTCCTGACCTCTGAACAGGTCGCATACCGCTTCTATTGCATCAAGCTGAAATTGCAGATTAGGTTCAAAATGTAGTTTCATGCTTCACCTACAAACTGCGGATATTTTTAAAACCATGCTGATTGAAGATGGCAGTCATGTTTGTCTTTGCTACATCGTTTTCAAAGGCAGAATCACGGAACACAATCATTGATTCTGTTTCAGGTTTATACGCTTGAATCCATTCAATCATACCCATTGCCAGGGGTTCAATCTGATCTCCGGATATATGTGTTGAAAGGCATACCAACAGGACCCCGTAGCCGATGTTATATACGGTATTCTGGCTTATCTCCCTGCTTTCGATCTGTACCGAAAGATCTATACCCAGCTTTATCAACAACTCAAAGAGGATGTCTTGTGCAGACCTATCAGGTTTGATATATTCAGTGTATTTCTCAATTGATCCTTCAATGTCTGGAGTAGATGGATCCCATGCTTTAATGCATGATGAGTCGAGTTTGAAAACACGGAAGCCTAAGTCTCCATCATATCCCGGTGAATCTTCAATGACTTTTTTGCCTGCTCTGCGTAGACGTTCTTTTGTGATTTCTGTTAAGTGTCTTGGTCTCCCGTTCTTATCGCAAAACTCAACAGCGTTTGCCTGTTCATTATTCTGTGGATCAAAAACTTCGGGTAGCTGCACAAGAATAAATCTACGGTTCCCTCCATCAATAGTGTTTTGTTTCATTACTGCATGACCGGTTGTTCCGGAACCAGAGAAAAAATCCATAATAATACTATCTGTTTGAGTATAAAGCTCTAACATTCGCCCGATTAACTCAACTGGTTTTGGGTATGTGAAGATTGCTTTGTCATCAAATAGTTTTTTCAAATCCTGGCTTGCTTTTTGAGAATGTCCAACGTGTTTATAGTTCCATATTGTCATAGGTGTTATGCCTTGCTTTACTTCCGAAAGGAATCGTTTAATACGTGGTACGTTCTCTCCATCTTCTCCAAACCAAATTCTATTGTCTCTCACATATTCGTTGAATCGATCTTTGTTGAGCCTCCAGCTATAACCGCTTGGGGGCATTACTTTTCGACCTGAAGGAGTTACAATCTCGAATATGTTGCTTTGAACGGCAGGGCCGACGCTCAGATTATCGCTCTGCCATACTCCTCTGGGGTCATTATCAGGATTTTTGTATCTGCCGTCAGCTTCTTCGCTCCTATTTAAACCGTTACATACAAGTATTTCAATGTTTTTAGCGTAGCATATAATATAATCATGGCTTTCGGAAAAGTGCCTTTTTAAACTGACAGGTGCATATGCCCTTTCCCATACAACCTGTGCAACAAAATTCTCACTACCAAAGATTTCATCACATACGAGTTTAAGGCTCGCTTGCTCACTATCGTCTATACTGATAAAAACTACGCCATCATTAGACATCAGATTCCTTGCTAAACTAATGCGTGGATACATCATATTTAGCCAATCAGTATGATACCTTCCACCTGCTTCTGTATTACTGCTAATCTTAGCTCCACCTTCTATTTGCCCAGTGAGTTCCATATAGTTTTTGATACTGTCTTGAAAATTATCGGGATAGACAAAGTCCTTGCCTGTATTGTAAGGAGGATCAATATAAATCATTTTTACTCTTCCCGTTAAGCTCTTCTGAAGTATTTTTAGTACTTCAAGGTTGTCACCTTCAATCATGATGTTTTTCGTGGTTTCCCAATCTACACTATCTTCCGGACATGGCCTCAATGTTCCCAGGCTTGGTATGAGGGCAAATTGACGGGCTCTCTTCTTGCCAAACCAGTTCAACCCGTATTTCTCATCGTTTGTCTCAATATACTCACCAAGTAGTTGCTTTAAAACATCAAAATCTATCTTGCCTTCCACAAAGGCATCCGGAAATAGCTGTTTCATCTGCTCCAAGTTGTTGGCAATCAGGTCTTCGCTTTTGCCGAAGTTTTCATCGAGTCTTTCCATGCTTATATCCTCATCATAGTTTTTTTATACATTCCTGGTATTGAAGTTTTAGTGCGTTGATCCTGGTGTTCAGGTCAACTTTTTTATTCATCTGAGTTTCTTTTTTTATGGCTGATCGCAAAAAGGCTATCTCTCCCTGCAAGGCAAGGCATTTCTCCAGAAGTTCTTTTCTCTCCTGAGTAGTGTCGTGTTTAATCTTTAGCTTTCCAGTATGCTTGGAGCACGCCAAAGCCACAAAAGAAGCTTCCCATCCCCTGTACAGGTCCAGGAAGCTCAAGTAAATCTTTGCATCAATCGCCAGACTTCTAGCGAAAGGGAGTTCTGTAGATGATAATGACTCAAGATTTATCCATCCGCTGTTCATCACTTCTTCCACTACGATAATTCCTTTCTCTGCCAAGCTAAATCGTTTGGGAGCCATGCTGAACATTACTAAATCCTGATGATTGCAAATCAACAGGAGGGGGTAGGGTATTGCCCGATGAATCAGATTAATAATCCTCTCAGCAGTCCCTGTCTGCTTAAAGTTGATTAGCAGAATCGATATCTCTGAATACTCCCTTTGCTCGTCAACATAAGCCTTCAGGCTGGTGTTGTCTTGCTTTAAAGCATACAGCCAGGTTACAATATCAAGATGCTCTTGGAAAGCCTTCTTATCTGCCGAGATTAGTTTGGCATTATCATAGAATAGCTTTTTATGCACTTTCTTTCCCACGTAACAATGCGCAGGTATTTTAAGACATTCAATGCATGCCTCTAATGTTAGCGAGTTTGCAGTATTCATCGTGGACATTGTTATACTATTATCAGATAAGTCACTACTTCAAAATCAGCAACACCTTTGAAGCTGCTAGATACCGGCAGTGTGCCGCCTCTATGAAAAAGACTCTCAACACCCTGTTCATCTGAAGTCCCAGATATAGCGGCAATAGCCTTTCCTAATAACATTTTGTAATGCCCCATATCTTTCCCATTGTTTGTTTTTTGGTTGAAAATCCGTAGAGCTTCAGGATCAGCTTGTTGTCTGCCCAAAGTAAGACTTCTGAAGATATCCATAACCTGTTTTACTTGATTAACCTCATACTTCAGCTTACCTGAGTCAGTGATATAAACAAGATAGTAAGGTTCCATCGCAAACATGCTGGCATTAGTAGGTGTAAAGTTATCAGCTTTCAGACAGAAGATCACACCCGGATCAATTTTCTCACGGATTATATCGTCCATTCTTGCTACAGCCATTACACCAAGGTGGTTGGTTCTTAGAGCATTGTCTCCTTGTTTGGAAAATTCAACCAGGTCGGTGCGGAACTCATTGAATGTCATGTCCGTGATCGAAATGCTACCTCCCAAATCTTCCAGATCAAGAACTTGGTGTTGGAGTTGTTCCAATTGTTTTCGCCGATACTCAAGGTCATTCATTTTCCCCGAATCTATGTATTCAATTATATTCTCTTCTCCGGTGGCTGAGATATCTAAAAGTACCATTCTACCTGATACACGTGATTCAAGATTGATGTATTCTTCAAGCTCCAGGTTTGGCCAGAAGTTCACTAACTGGATAACCTTGTTGCGAGAACCCAAGCGATCAATTCTGCCGAATCTCTGTATGATGCGAACCGGATTCCAATGGATATCATAGTTGACAACGTAATCACAATCCTGTAGGTTCTGGCCCTCAGATATACAATCAGTGCCGATTAGTAGGTCAATTTCGTCTCGTGATTCAGGCGTTATTCTATCACGCTCTTTGGATATTGGCGAGAAGTTTGTAAGGATTGTGCTCAAGTCTTTTCTGATCTTAGGAATAGTAGTTTTATTCTCATCGCTTCCTGTTACAAGTGCAGAGTGAATCCTATGCTCGTGATAAGCCCATTCTGCAAGGTTTGAATATAGATAAGAAGCAGTATCTGCGAAAGCAGTAAATATCAGAACTTTCCGATTGGAATCGTTTATTGGGGTATTGATTTTCTCAGAGATGATCCTCTTCAGTTCGTATAACTTTGCATCCCTGCCTGCTACGACCATTCTGGATTCTCTTAGGAGCTTTGTTAGCCTTGATTCATCTTCCTGTAGCTCCTGTTTCCACTTGATCTTATCTACATCTTTAATCAAGACCTTAATCTTGTTTCCAATTAGATAGGGAGTAAATTCCTCGGATTCAATTTCGAGATTTTCAATATCGAGTTCTTCTACATCAGAGTCTTCATGTTTCTCAATTCTCTCCAAAATTACTCGTACAGAATTTAACAGGTTCTCTACTGTTAATGCAAATGCATGTATAGAGCTTTCCATACGCTTAAAGAGGTTCACCCGCATCAAGTGGATCAAGCTCTCTTCACGGTCAATTTGCCGGAAAACAGAGCCCTGGGATAGTTGTAAATCATACTTCCGCTCGTAGTCATCCAGTTTGTTGGGCAGCACATACTTTAAGGGAGCATAGGCACTAAGATGTAGCTTGCGGATATCCCGGTTAATCTCTCTCAGGGTAGGAAACTCCCCCTGCATGTCAATATCAGCCTTTATATTTACTGGTGCAAGTCTCTCAGGGAATTTGCCCAGCTCACTATCATTGTAGTATTTGGTTATATGCTTACGAGATCGGGCTATAGTTAATGTATCCAAGAGTTTGAAATAGTCGTAGTTTAAAGTGCTAAGCAGAGAATGGGTTGTTCGCTTCGCATCATCCAAGCGTAGCCATGTATTAAACTTGGTTTGGGCTTGTTTCAGTGTTTGTTCAATGCTGGCAATTCCAACATCATACAGGGCGTCATCCAATCCCGCATTAATGAAGGCTACCTGGTTCTTCAGATCATTCATCCGGCTATTAACTGGAGTAGCAGACAACATCAGCACTTTGGTCTTAACTCCAGATTGAATAATCTCTTTCATTAGTCTCGAGTATCTTGTGAGGCCATTTCTACGAGGAGGATTGTTTCTGAAGTTGTGAGATTCGTCTATCACCACTAAGTCGTAATTGCCCCAGTTCACTGATTCCAGATTAATCTCACCAGAATGTCCCTTTGTTCTGGTAAGATCGGAGAAACACAAGACATCGTAATTAAAGCGATCAGCTAATAACAGATTTCGTTTATCGTTTACGGTATAGATAGTCCAGTTGTCTTTCAGCTTCTTTGAACACAGGACTAGAACACGATCGTTTCTCAGTTCATAATACTTGATGATAGCCAGCGCTTCAAAGGTTTTCCCTAAACCAACACTATCAGCTATTATACAACCATTGTACCGTTCAATTTTGTCGATCGTTCCCAGAACTCCATCGCTTTGGAATTTATAGAGCTTTTTCCAAATATCCTTGTTTTTTATACCAGTTTTTGATTTGATTATCCGGTCTTCATCAAAGTCACCATGAGTCTTTTCAAATAGAGCAGAGAGCGTCACGAAGTAGGGTATGGTTGGGGGGTAATCCCAATACAACTTTTGCAATTCTTTGAGAAAAACGGGCTTGTATTCATAGGAACTACTCGTATTTTGCCATAAGCTTTCAAACCATTCAAGTAATGGATGGGTTTCATCATCCTGTTCGTAAAGTGCGTTTAGCATGAACGATCCTGGAGCAACAAACCCCATTCCCTCAGCAGTTAACGTGGAACTCCCGTGAATGGCTAATGATCTTCCCCCTGGGTTATTCACGTGGTACAGGTTCTGATTTATAGGCAAATGTGATGCCTTGATCTCGCAATGATCTAGTACCCATTTGTACAATTCATTAGCTGTTTGCCTAAGCCCAAGTGTATTTCTGAATTGCCGTTCTGAAGGGATGTCAGCCATGCACTTTGCGAAGTTATCCTTAATTTCTGGCAACAGAATCCTAACTTTTGATACTTTCCGCCATGATTTTGATAACTCCGATAACAAAAACACGGATATCTGGCTACAGACCATTGATATGGAGGAGTCTGTAGTCGCTCCACGCAGTAGGATTTCCCCAATCCTCTCCCCCGACCTGTTATCGAGAACTTTCACCAAATGCCTCTATTATTCGTATTATTATCCTATGGGAAACCATCCATCCCCCTAGTATTTTTGCTTTCGATCATGCGATGGCTTTAGCGTTATTTTGTCAATCCCAAAATCTGTCTCATTCTTGCTCATCCTGATTTGTCAGCATACATGGTAGTGCTTTCATGGCTCCGGATCAATGATCAAAACTGGAACCAAGGAGATAATATGACCGAAGCGTTGATGAACCGAATCAAAGCTCAGTTGGTCAGACATGAAGGTCTGCGGCTGAAACCATACCGCTGTACAGCAGGCAAGCTGACTATCGGTATTGGCCGCAATCTCGATGACCGAGGTATCTCCCAGAAAGAGGCTTATGCCATGCTGGAGAGAGATATTCAGGACTGCGAGCAATGGCTGATTGATGAGATACCTGAGATTTACAATAAGCTCGATGAGGTGCGCCAGTCGGTGCTGCTCAACATGTGTTTCAACTTGGGCATCAAGGGACTCCTGGGCTTCAACAACACCTTGGAATTCATCAAAGCCGGAGACTGGGAGCGGGCTGCCAATGGCATGCTTGCCTCCAAGTGGGCTAAACAAGTGGGAATGAGAGCCATTGAGCTCTCCGAGATGATGAGGAAGGGCAAGTGATTCCTATCCCGGTCGAGACCGATGCCATGCTCGCTATTCTCAACCTGCCCAAGGAGATGTCCAACAATGGAATCTTCAAGGAGCATCAGGGTCTGGTGCTTGAGATTATCCACTCTTTGGTTCTGCAAGAGCACTATGATCGGGCAACTCACGATGACTTGCCGGAAGAGGAGCCATTCCTTGTTTCTTTTCGTTTTGGGTTTTCATTCCTGATGCTGCACTCCACTGCCGAGTTTCTCAATTTAAAAACCCTGGGCGAGGGAATAGTCAAGACAGTAGGATTAGACCAGTCTGCCACCGAATTGCTCACAGGGGGCGAAATAGACGCATTCAAAGCCAATCTTGAGCTGAGAGCGCTGACCATCCTGCAAGCTTATCTCAACCCTGCTGGTCTGGAACGATTGAATGAACTCAAGCCAAGACAAGCTCGACCAATACGGGTGGGAGTTATATGATGCCAGATCGTGATGTTGTTTCTCCGGATGAGCTGATGCGGGAGATCTACCGGGCTATCTATGCTGCCTTGGAGAGCCGTCTGCACTTGATCGGTTCTGTGATCGATGCCGAGTCCCGTATGGAGATCCTGGCACAGCAGATCTATGACAAGGGCGACTTCTATGGCAATACCGGTTATCTGCTCCAGACCACCGATACAGCCATGATCCTGAGAGTGGGCTCCAATGTGCGTCACGAGCCTTTCGTTTTGGGCGGCAAAGTGCCTTCCTGGACTCCGATCGCTCCACTTATAGCTTGGGTCGAACGCAAGAACCTGTCTTGGACTGATAAAGAGACAGGTAAAGCTCTGACTGTAGCCGAGATCGCCTATCTCATCCGGGGCAAGATCAAACGGGAAGGCATAGCTGCCCGTAATGTGTTTGCATCCGTTATCGCTAACCGGGAGCAGTGGATCTATCAACAACTCAACTCAATCGAGGTAAGTCTATGACCACGTTGGAGAAGTTCATCTTCCAAAGGGACCGCATAGCTCAAGCTTTGAACCTGTCCGGGATCACCGAAGTGTTATATAACAAGGACAATATCCCCAAGATCCTGCCTTGCGCTATCCTGATCCTTGACTCAGAAGCAGGAAAACATGGCACCTCCCGGCAGTATGTGGACACCGATATCGCTTGGACAGTGTTCATGATCGTCAATGCCCAGAACGTGAGTGACCCGGATGCCATTCTCTACGCTTTCAAAGAAAAGTTCCGCTCTTATTATCTGAAACTGATGAACCGGGACATCCCCAGTATCGAGTATTACACCTCCAGGGTGGACGGCACCAGACTGGTCAGGATCGCCAAAATCGACCTGCTGAAAAGCGGTACTGGAGCGGGCTCATGAGAGTGATGCGTATCGGTGCCTATAACCTGGCTATTAGCTCTGCCAGTGATTTATTGGAGAGCAAGTACAAGCCGGAACCCATAGATCTATCCAAGTATCAGCGGATCGGAAAGCAGTTGGTATCCAAGGCAGCCGAGACCAAGAAAGTTGTCTCTCAACCCTATTCCATGAGCAATCTGCTCAATCTTCTGGATACCGATGAGTACCACTCCGGCTGTATCGATGCCCTGACAATGGCGACCATCATGCAGTTCGACTGCAAGAACAGCCAGGTCAAGGTCTGGATGGAAGCTGCGGAGTTCCCTGCCTGTGAAGACCAGACCACTATCCTGGCGGAGCTGATGAAGTTCTATCTCGCCTGCGGTAATGGCTTCCTGATCAAGATGCGAAACGCCCAAGGTCAGTGGATGGGACTGGAGCGCATGCTGCCTTCTGAAGTGCAGATAGTAGAGAACTATGACGAGTTTGGCTTCTTCAAGCCCAACTACATCCAGGTCAAAAACAACCAGAAGAAGGATTTTGCCTATGAGGACATCATCCACGTGAAGAAGTCCACACATAGATCAAATGCATGGGGCTTGGCTTGCCTGCCCATCGCCATCAACATCGAGATTTTAGGCGAGATCAAGACCTTCGACTACAACAACTTCAAGAACGGCCTGATGATAGACTATTTCGTAATCGTGGAAGGTGGCACACTTAGGGACGGAACCGTCACTGACGAGCAGGGCAATGAGGTGCTGACCGATGCCTATACCGAGATCGAGAAGGCACTTACCGAGGTCAAAGGAAATGCCAAAAGCCACTCTACAGTGCTGATCGAGAGTGAGAGCCGGGACGTGAAGATACGTCTTGAACCGCTCCGTCAGCAAGACCGGGAAGGCGGCTTCTTAGGTCTCAAGAAAGACCTCAGGGAAGGCATCCTCGCCTATCACAGAGTTCCTGCCAGGATCGTCTCACAACTCATTCCTGGGCAGCTTGGTGGCGATAACAAGAGCGATATGCTGATGTTCTATCACTTTGTAGTCAAGCCCCTTCAAAACCGCCTCGCATTGGCTCTGGCGAACGAGTTCAACTTCGACTTCGGCTGGAATGTGAAGCCGGAAGACTTCAACTTCGGCAACCTGACCGAGGTGCTGCAAACCGCTGACGAACAGCTTTTCATGCAAAACAGGAACTTCGGAGCGCAATAACTATGCCCAACTACAGAACTTACAATCAACAACAAGGAGGTAGCGTGAATCGTAAACGCACCATTCTCAAGGGAGAACTCCGCAATGTGGAAGTCGAGCTGGTCTCGCTTCTATTCGATGAGATGACTCCTGCCAATCAGAAGGGCTTTGTGGTCAAGAATGCCTCAGGCAGAAGCTTTGAACACAAGATCAACTCCACCAAGTTCAAGAGTGAAACGAGTGGCACTCAGGGACGGCTTTACGTCACTCTAATGGAACCCAATATCCACGATTCCCAAGGTGACTATTACACCCGGGAAGAGATTCAGAAGTCCTGTGATCACTTCGCCAAGCATGGCTTGGTCGGCAAGTGCGATGTGAACCACAACATGCAGCCGGTACCGGAGTTTACCGTAGTAGAGAACTACATCCTCAAGACCAGTGACAGAGAGCATTTTCCCGATGCTAAAGTTGGCTCTTGGGTGCAAGTCCTTAAGTGTGAAGATCTCACAAGTGATCTCTGGCAGAAGGTCGAGAAAGGCGAGTTCAATGGGGTATCCATCTATGGCAGAGCCGATGACTACAGTGGTACCGAAGCCAGCTTAGCCGAGATCAAGAACGAACTGGGCAGCCTGCGTAAGGTAGCGGAACTGAACAACAACAGCGAGATGCAGAAAGGCATCACTGCCATCACAGAGCGCATCACAGAACTCGAGAAGAGCAGTGGCACCGTAATCGTCTCGGAAGCCATCAAGAGCATCGAGAAGAGCCTCAAAGACCTCTCCGTCACCATGAGCAGAGCTATCTCCAAGAGCATACCGGGAGAGCCTGATGCTAACCAGTCCAATGTGGACAAAGAGGTTACCATCGATGGCAACAAGATCATGGTCAAGGCCAGCCACCGTGAGATCTACAAAGGTATCTCCGACGTAGACTCCGGTAAGGCCATGAACATCCTGACGGCCAATACCACTTCGTTGTTTATCGATGAGGTGATCGGAAGCCAGCCCGGAGATACCCTCTCGGATATCTCGGTTCTGCCACTGCTGAAGGACGAGAAGATCGACGTCGGCCTGATCGATGACCTGGTATTCAAGAACTCCCTCGATGGTGCTCTGACTGCTCAGAACGTCTCGACTGCCGATCTCTCCGTGCCCACAGGGATACTCAATGCCGAGTTCACATTGGGTCGTGACGTGGTCGAGTTCTACAAGGATAAGTACGGTGAAGATGCCTTCGGAGCCTACGTGGAGAACCACATCGCCAAGAAGACAGAGAAAGCCATCCGTCTGCTCCTCTTCAAGGGTGATCGAGCCTCCGCCACTGCCAAGATCAAGGCTTTGGATGGAGTGGTCAAACTCGCCACCACCGCCACCGACGTCACCAACCTCTCCAAGACCACCTACAACGACTGGGCTAAGCGCTTCGAAGCTGCTCTGCTCGCATTCTCTGACGAGATGCTGGAAGAGCAAGAGAACTTCAAGTTCTATGTAGCTCACAAAGACTTGATCCGTATCCGTGCTGAACTCGCCAAGCGTGAGACCGGAGCCGGAGATCGTCTGCTGCTGGAAGGCGGAAACGTTTCCTTTGCGGGTATCCCCGTGAAGCCCCGTCTCATGGATGCCGATTATATCATCGGCGGTCTGCCCAAGTTCATCATCATCGGCTATCGTACCGATGCCGAACTCAAAGTCGAACACCACGGAGCGGACTGGAAGTACCATTGGTACATCCGTATCCGTCCCGGTATCACCTACATCTCCGGCTTCGTGAAAGTGTTCAAACTCACCACCTAAGCAATATCCAAGATAAAGGAGTATCTCTATGGACTTCATCTTCGCCAATCAGGAGTTTATCCTCGGTCTGGTCTCAGCCCTGGTAGTCTGGATCATCTCCAGAACCACCGGTACGCTGATCGACAAGGCCAAGGTCAACTCGGCCCTGGCTATCATCCTGGACATCATCCAGGATATCAAGATCAACCCTGCCACCAAGGACCTGGACGACTATGCCAAGAAGCAACTGGCAGTGGAGCGGGCTACCAAGTCCCTCCCGGCCAAGCAGACCAATGTCATCCTCAAGGTCTTCGGTACCATCGGAGGAGCCATCGAATACGTGTTCCACAACCGCAAATGGCTCTTTAGCATCGGCAAGGCGATCAAAGGGGTGTTCTGATGCCCCAGCCTATTTCGCAGCC